ATATCCAACACCTCAAGACAACCCAAGTCCCAAAATCTAGAGAACACTGTCTTGGATTACATGCAATCCAAGCAGCCTCACGATATCCAATGCCCTGTAGATGACATCATCCAAGGGATAGCAAGACTGGATCATCAAATGACTGCAGGGGTCTCTAAACCCCTAAGTGTCAACAGGATGTACAACATCCTTCAATGTATGCCGCTAATAAACACACGGGAAGTTATGGCTATGCTTGACGTAGAAGTACGCCAAGCTCAGAAGTACGTTAAAGCATGTAAGCTGGCTCTGTTCCATATCAACAGACATATAAAAACAAAACAGCAGTAGTTGCTTTCAACCCTTTCTGATTTAATAGCTAACTTGGTTTTACCAAGCCCGGAGTGTTTATGCCGCAATGTGCATCAATCGGTTGTACTAACATTACCGATCCATTATATGACTTTTGTTTTGAATGTTCTGCCCACAAAAAAACAGGGGCACAACCATCAGGCCAACCTATGTCTTCTAAGTACCCTAAGTACTTTAAAGACGTGTCCGAAATAACAGAGGTAGATGTTTACCACATTCACAATCTTTTTGAGATTGAAGACGCCTCTGGCTGTATCCACCACGCAAGCAAGAAGCTGCTGCTCTCAGGTGTACGCACCGGAGGTAAGAGCAAATACCAAGATATCAAGGAAGCCCGAGACACACTTAATCGGTGGCTAGAATTAAACTCCTTGTAACCATCCTAAGATTGTTCCCAAGGTTCGGCTCTCAGATAAGAGTGCTTGAACCTTGTGACGAGCCCAATGGCTTTCTAGCAAAGCCTATTCTTGAGGATCATGTAATTGATCCTAAAAACCGCTATGTGAAGATTCAATTCTTCTCCATCTTTGGGTTTGGCTTCGTATATAAAATGCGGATTGGCCGACTAAAATAAACCACCCTTTATAGGTAACTCTATGCGCAAGTATCTTAATACTTCGTCTATACCCCTTTCGCTGTCTGTATTTCTAGCAACAGATAATTATGATCGGGACTCAGAAACCATTTCTGTGACCACACTTTTAAAGCCCCTTAAGCAAATAGTACTGGGAGCGCGAGTACCCCCAGAAGAAGCTTTGATTGATATCAGCGCTATTGTGTCTTCCCGCCTAGGTTCGGCTATTCACGACAGTATTGAGCGAGCTTGGCTGAACGGCCATAAGGAAGCCATGGCAGCTTTGGGATACCCACAACGAGTCATCGACAATGTGCTGGTTAATCCAGAACCACATGAGCTCTATGACGGATGTATCCCTGTTTACCTGGAGCGCCGTTCAAGCAAGGTTATTGCTGGTCGCACAGTAAGCGGTAAGTTTGACTTTGTGGGTGAAGGCCGTCTTGAGGACTTCAAGAACACCACCGTATTCACCTACACCAACAGTTCAAAAGATGATGCTTACGTCATGCAAGGCAGTATGTACCGCTGGCTTAACCCAGACATCATTACTGCAGACACCATGGCTATTCAGTACATCTTTACTGATTGGTCACAAGCCCAAGCTAAATCTTCTGCAAAGTACCCACCAACTCGCACCTTGGAAAAGGTGTATCGGTTGAAATCCATTCAAGAAACTGAAGCCTTTGTATCTAACAAAATACGGCTGATAGACACCTACTGGAACGCAGATGAAAGCGCTATGCCTCCTTGCACTGATGCCGATCTATGGCGAAAAGAACCTCAGTGGAAGTACTACAAAAACCCAGAAAAGACAGCTCGATCAACCAAGAACTTCGACAACAAGCAGGATGCTTATATCCACATGGCTCAAGACGGCAATGTAGGAATCGTCAAAGAAGTTCCAGGACAGGTAGTTGCTTGTAAATACTGCCCTGCTTTCGCTATCTGCAAACAAAAGGATGCCTTGATTGCATCAGGCGATCTCATTTTTTAGGAGGCCACATGAAACCCTTTAGTGAAATGCAATACCACCCAACAGCAGAGAAACTGGTTCAGATTCTCTGCCGTAAAACTGGAAATACCAGCCCACTGTTCTTCCGTGTACTTGTGGCTTACTACTTCGGTGTAGCTGCAGCTCAGATGCGTTGCCTCATTGGCACACCGGATCGTGGAGATATTCCGGTTAATGTCTACGCACTGAACCTGTCACCTTCTGGTACAGGTAAAGGCCATTCGACCAACATCATTGAAGAAGACGTAATGAACCAGTTCCGTGAACGGTTCCTTGAAGAAACCTTCCCATTGATGGCGGAAAAGAATCTGGCCGTGCTTGCCAATAAAAGGGCAGTGCGTAACAGCACTGATCCAGATGACGAACTGGAGCGAGTCAAACGAGAGTTCTCTGCAGCAGGCAGCATGTTATTCAGCTTTGACTCTGGCACCAGCCCAGCCGTTAAGCAGATGCGCCACAAACTGCTGATGGCTAACTCTGGTTCCGTCAATCTGGAAATTGATGAAATTGGTTTGAACCTCATCGGTAACACTGATGTGCTTTGTACTTTTCTTGAGTTGTACGACAAAGGCAAAGTGAAAACCAAGCTCATCAAGAGCACCAATGATAACGGACGCAACGAAGAGATTCGTGGCAGTACACCAACCAACATGATGCTATTCGGCACTCCATCCAAGCTCTTTGATGGGGCTCAGACAGAGCAGCAGCTCTATGCCATGCTGGATACTGGCTATGCTCGCAGGTGCTTCTTTGGTTACCTCAAAGCCTCCTCTAAAGGAGACCCATTGACCAAGGAACAAGTGTACGACATGTACACCAACAGCACGGACTCACACTACCTGGAAGAGCTTTCCGATAAGCTTGAGAATCTGGCAGATCTGATCAACGTCAACCGTAAGTTGATTATGACCAAGGACACCAGCCTTGAGCTTATTGAGTACAAACTGCTGTGTGAAAAGGTAGCTGATGCCTTGCCAGAGCACGAAGAAATGCGCAAAGCAGAAATTGCTCACCGCTACTTCAAAGTACTCAAGCTGGCTGGAGCATACGCCTTCATTGATGACGCAGCAGAGCTCACCATCGAGCATTTGCACAACGCCATCAAGCTTGCTGAAGACAGCGGTAATGCGTTTGCCAGTATGCTCACTCGGGATCGGCCATACGTAAAACTGGCTAAGTATCTGGCAGCTGTAGGCACTGAGGTTACTCAGGCTGACTTGGTAGAAGACCTTCCTTTCTACAAAGGTGGCGTAGCTCAGAAAGCAGAAATGCTCATGCACGCTACAGCTTGGGGCTACAAGAACAACGTCATCATCAAGAAAGCTTTCAATGATGGGATTGAGTTCTTGCGAGGGGAATCCCTGAAAGCAACCGATCTAAACAAAATTCGGATTGCCTACAGCAAGGACTACACCACGGACTATCAGAACGAACTGGCTCCCTTTGAGCAGCTGCATAAGCTGACTCAAGCAAACGGAATGCACTGGACTTCTCACCACCTTAACGGTGGGTATCGCAACGAGGAGAACTGTATTGCGGGAACCAATCTGGTAGTGATTGATGTGGATGGGGGCGTCAGTATCAACACAGCCAAGCTGTTGTTGAAGGATTACAAATTCCTGCTGTACACCACCAAACGCCATACAGAAGCAGAACATCGTTTCCGTATCATCCTGCCCACTAACTTTGAGTTGTCACTTGATGCTAAGGACTTCAAAGAGTTTATGAGCAACATCTTTCAGTGGTTGCCCTTCCAAGTAGATGACCAGACAGGTCAGCGTTCCCGTAAGTGGATGAGCCATGACGGCTACTACGAGTATAACGATGGTGAGCTATTGGACGTACTCCCCTTCATCCCTAAGACCTCCAAGAATGAAGAGAGAAAGCAGAAGTTCGACTCTCAGCAATCGCTGGATAACCTGGAGCGTTGGGTAATCAACAACACAGGGGACGGTAACCGTAATAACCAGTTACTGCGTTATGCACTGGTACTGGTAGACAGTGGATTCGATTTTGATGGGGTGCGCAGCCGTGTAAACGAGCTGAACAACAAACTCCCTGACAAATTAGATGAAGCAGAAATTATGGGAACCATCATGGTTACAGTGGGGAAGGCGCTTTCCAAGCGCTAATTGATTCACTTAGGGATACATGCTCCGGTGTGTATCCCTTTTTTATTTCTCGGAGACCGTATGACAACTCATGTAAATGACCACCTAGTATTACTAGGCGGTAAATCCGCTACAGGTAAGTCTGCATCCTTAATGCAACTTAAAAATCCTGAAGGGGTGATGTACTTGAACTGCGAAGCAGGCAAGAGATTGCCATTCAAGAGCAAGTTCAAAGAGTTCACTATTACTGACCCACTGCAGATTAATGAAGCATTTGATGCTGCAGAAACAATGCCAGAGGTTCATACTATAGTAGTGGACTCTCTGACATATCTTCTTGATATGTACGAATCGGTGTACGTACTGAACTCCCCCAATACCATGCAGGCATGGGGACAATTTGCCCAGTACTATAAGACACTCATGCAGCAATACGTTGCCAAGTCCACCAAGAACGTAGTGTTCATTGCACATACGTTGGACAGTGTTAACGAAGCTGAAATGGTTATGGAAACTAAAGTACCTGTTAAGGGTGCTTTGAAAAACAATGGAATTGAGAGTTACTTCTCTGTTGTGATCTCCAGTAAAAAAGTGCCACTTAAAACACTTAAAGACTACAAGTCCGAGTTACTGAATATCACCCCAGAAGAAGAAGCACTGGGATTCAAATATGTATTCCAAACTAGGCTTACCAAAGAATCCGTTAATGAACGGTTGCGTGGCCCACTTGGTTTGTTTGACCCACAAGAAACATTCACCGACAACAACATGCAAATGATCTTTGATCGTCTGCACGCATACTACAACTAACCCAACATAGGTAAATACAATGTCCCTTCTCGCTAACCTAGCTACAACTGCAGACATCGAAGACGAAAAAGATTCCGTAGGCGGTGGCAGCCGCATCGTTGAATCCGGTCTGTACGAAACCACTATTGCCATGGCTTACCTGCAGAAATCTAAAGGTGGCGCACTTGGCCTGTTCCTGACCCTCAAGGCAGGGGATAAGGAAATCAAGCAAACTTTGTGGATGACTTCTGGTGACGCCAAAGGCAATCGCAACTACTACGAAGACAAGAATGGAGATAAGAAATATCTCCCTGGCTTCAACACTGCTAACTCACTGTGTCTGCTCACTGTAGGCAAAGAGATTTCTGCAATGGATCCAGAGCAGAAAGTAGTAAGCCTTTACTCTCCTGAAGCCAAGGCTGAAGTGCCTACCAAGGTAGATGTACTGGTTGAATTGCTGGGCAAAGACGTACTTGCAGGCGTTCTGAAGCAAACCGTAGACAAGACGGTTAAGAACGACGCAGGTACTTATGTACCTACTGGCGAGACTCGTGATGAGAACGAGATCGACAAGTTCTTCCGTGCATCGGATCGCAAGACCACTGCAGAAATCCGTGCTCAGGCAGACGCATCGTTTGCTGACACTTGGGAGAAGAAGTGGACTGGGGTTACCCGTGATCGTGCATCCAAGAACATCACTTCGGGTGCTAAAGCAGGTGCTCCAGTAGCTGCCAAGAAGCCTACTACCAGCCTGTTCGGTTAATCGTTTTCATGGTGCCAAGGATGGCAACTTATTAGGTACCAAAAATGACTCTTAC